AATAAAAGCCAAGAATGATGTAGCACAAAAAGGTTTTTCTCAAATGGCTAATTTTATGAAAAATAGTGGAACAGGTAAACTTGGTGCAGGTTTTGGTGGATTATTTGAAGGTTTAAGTAATTATGCTAATTCTATGTCTGAACAAGGTAAGAATTTCTTATCTCCTGCTTTACAACAATTTATGTCTAAAATGAAAGATTTATTTGGTAGAGTAAATGCAGATTCACAAGTAGGACAAGCATTAACAAGTGCATTAGGTATTAATAATTCTACTTCTCAATTATTCGGTAGTTTAGGTGCTTTAGGGTCTAATCTATTAGGCTTTGGGGGTCCAGCTGGAATGCTTACAAGTACAGGATTATCTCTACTAGGTGGTATATTTGGTAGAAAAAATAAGAATAGACAAGCAGAAGCTGATAAAAAATCTGAAAAAGCAAGAACACAATATAATGAAAATACTAGACAATTACAAATAGTTGCTAATAGATTAGAAAGTCTTAATACTAATTTACTTAACTTAAATCAATCTATGGTTAGCATTTTCTCTAATTTACCTACTATAGATAATATTGCTAGAATAACTGGTGGTATGGAAAAATTATATGGTGTAATTAATGTAAATAGAGATTTCGGTAATGTTAGTTATTTAACACAAGAAAGTAAAACAAGTGGAAACTGGTTTACAGGTAAATCTACTGTAACTTGGCTAGAAAATCATCAATTATCTACTCAAGCACTATTAAAAGAATATGGTTTTAAAGGTGGAATACTTGATATGTCTATTAAACAATTAGAAGATTTTTCTAAGTGGTTAAAAACATATAGTAAAGGATTAGAAAATAACTTTAAAGATTATGCTAAAGTAGTGGATAATTATGTTACTTCTATGATAAATCTTAAAGAGATGATAAATAAATTCTCCTATAAAGTTACTTTTGAAGCATTTCAAGGATTCAGTGTATCTAAACAAGAGGATTTGATTAAAAATCTTACTCAAATATATAAGGATGCTGGGATAACTATAACAGAAGGTATAACTCAACAAATTAAAGAGTTAGCTGAACAAATGTCTGTATTAGTTACTATTATGTCTGATGTTAGAAAAGACTTCTTATCTCAATGGAAAGACAGTGGTAAAACAGCTGGAGAATCTTTTGTAGGCTCTATGAAACCCTATGTTCAAGCCTTATTGAATAATATGTCTCAAGTATATTTTGATACTGTGTTTTCTAATAGTGCAAAAAGATTGGAATTACAATTTAAGAATATTGGAGATTTATTATTTAATCTTAAGAAACAAGGTAGAGATTTAACTTGGAATAAGATTGCTAGTGAAATGAGAAAACCTTTCTCTAATGTTGTAGACTTATTAAGAGAAGCACAAGAAAGAACAGATACATTTACAAGTGCTTTAATAGGGTTACAAAAAGTAGCAAGAGAAAAAGGTATGTCTTTTTCAGAAATGTCATCTTTAAATTTATTAACTAAGACACAACAGTCTATGTTTGAAAACTTTAAACAAGGTATTCAATCAACTGAAATGAATAGTGCTTTAACAAGTGTTGGTACTCTTGTAGGTAACACTATTGGGGAAGAAATGTCTAAGAGATTAATAGATAATTTTATGAGTAACAAACTTACTGATTTATCTGAACAATTAGATAAGACTTTAAGAGGTAATATGAACTTAAATGACTTATCTAAAATATCTCAAATGGCAATGTCTACTGGGTTACAACTTGAAACTGAAAGAAGAAAACTTACAGCAATTAGAGATATGTTTAATTTCAACAAAGATATTAATTACCAAAATAACAACAATGAAATTAAATATGAAACTGGTACATCTCAAACTGTAATTAATAATTTCTATATTACAGGACAAGTGAATGCAGGTGTAGTAATACCCCAAGCTGAAGTAAAACAATTTGTTCAAGCAACTATTAATGATACAATAGAAGTTTTAAACACAGATAAAGGAATAGATTTAAAGAAATTAATATAATAACTAAGGGTATAAGGCTATTTAAAGGCTTTATACCCTATTATAACAAGGAGTAACAATATGATTGATACAACAGGTACACCAGAGAATTTGACAGCACAATCTCTCTATATAGAGCCTTACAAGATAACTAAAATACACATTACACCTACTGTAAATCAAAATGGTGTATTAGAAACAGATGAAAACAACAATAATTTAATGAGTAAAATTAATGTAGGTGATGTAAAAATTGACAGTGTTATAGGTGTAACAATAGATTATTTATTAATATATACAATAGATAAAGATAAATATATGCTTATCAACAGTACATCTAGTAATACTTCTTATAAACTGATATGGAATAAGCAACTTATGTATAAAATAGGTGCTAAAACTCTTTATAATCAAACCTTACATTCAGATTATACCATAACAATACCTAATAATTATTCTTTATTTGCACTTTACATAAACAATTTAAGAGTGAAAGAGAGTGAATTGTCTATAAGTGGACAAACAATAACTTTATCACAAAAACTAAGAAATAAATTAGATTTAGTATATAATACAATTAATATGGTTGTATATAAGACTGACCAAACTATTACTACACCAATAGAATTACACTATTTAAGTGTTAAAGAGTTTTTTAATTCTACTACATTTAAAGATGAAAGCTATTTTACAAACAATAATATTAGAGAGCATATAAACTATGAAAGTTTAAAGTATGATGAAGAAATTACTAATGAAACTTTTGGTAATGAAAGAAGAAAAGAGATAATTAGAACAAATATGATACCTAAATTAACTCTTTCATATTTTGTAGGAGAGAATTTTACTGACTTTGGTAATGAATTATTAGGTAAAGTATTTAGAATTATAGTTAGCCATCCAAATACTAAAACTATGGAAATATACCCTAATTGTGAGATTACAAGTGGTTATAAAAAAGATTATGCAAAAGAGAAAAATACAGTAGAAGTAGAGATACAATGTGATGGTAGATATGAAATTCATTTTGGAACAAGACCTCAATTAACTAATAAACCTTATAATAGTGGAACATATAATAATGGAATTTATGGATAAAATATACTTGACAAATAACTTCTTTTATGTTATAATGAGATAAATGTTAGGAAACTAACTAAATATTAAAACAAAAGGAAGTGGTGTGTAATGAACACAGAATTAGAAGTATTACAAAACAATGGAAAGGAAACTATATCTAGTTTAGATTTAGTTAAACAAATTAATATTTTTAGAAAAGAAGAAGGCAATAGGTCAGAACTAAGACACGATACCCTAAGAGAAATTATTAAAAATGAATTTTCAGAGGAAATACTTTCCCAAGAAATTTTGGAAAAGTCCATTTCATCTAATGGAGGGAGACCTTTGAGAGTTTATATCTTAACTCTTGACCAAGCCAAACAAATTCTTATGAGAGAAAGTAAGTTTGTTAGAAAAGCAATGATTAAATATATTAATACTTTGAAAAATAAAGTTGCAGAATTAGAATCTGAATTATCTCAAAGAGATACTTTGATAGGTAAGATAGTAACATCTGAAAATTTACAAGATAGAATAGACAATTTTAGTATATTTTATGATAAATATGTAAAACCTAATGAGCAAAAAGCATTATTCTATGATAAAGTAGCAGATAATAAAAAATACATAGATTTTAAAACAGTTGCTAAACTTTTAGAAGATTTAGGATTTGGAAGAAATATTTTATTAGCTCTATTAAGAGATAAAAATATTTTAGATAAGAAAAATCAACCTTATCAACAATATGTAGATAGAGGATATTTGAAATTTAAAGAAATCTATGTGGAAAAGACAGATAAATTAGCTTTTCAACCTTTAATTTCTCAAAGAGGATTGAATTGGTTAATAAAGAAATTAATTGAATGGGGTTACTTAGATAGAGAACAAGCACAAGAAATAAAGACACAAAGTTTATTTTAATATTTTAAAAATTGACTATCTCATTTAAAATGAGGTACTTGAAGGAGTTTTAAATGTATGAGATTAAAACTCTCAATGATGAATTTATCTGTTATTGTAGTGGAACACATAACATAGCATATACTCATAGAAATGCTAAAAAGACTACTACGATAACAGGTAGAATAATCAACGAGAAAGTAGCAAATAGAAAATATATAACAATAACAATAGCAAAAATATTAGAAAGTCAATATAATATTTTAGTAGACATATTTAATTATGCTAACGAAGGATTAATATTGACTGATTTAAATACCAATAAAATATTTACTGATTTATTTATTGATGGAGAGGAGTTAAGATTAAATCAAAATACTCTTGCTGAACCTGAAAATAATGAGATAACATATTTTACTGGGGATATAGTTTTAATGGAAAGAGGTTAAGATTGAATAGAAAATTAGCAGAAAGTAATGACATAACTTTAAATAGTCTTATAGCATTATCTAATATAAATATTAAAATAAAGCCATTAGACACTGTTATACACTCTTTGATAGGTACAGATACATTAATTATACCTACTAGACTTGAAGAGCCTATAACACAGTATAAGAACCAATATCTAGTAGTTGGAGATGAGATAGTTAAGATATTTAGTATAGATAATACTACTAAAGACCTAATAGATGGAAAACAAAAAGATAGTTGCCATATTAATGTAATTAGACAACAATTTCACACACAAGCAACTGAAACTTTAATAGGTAAACATTGTAGATTAGTAACAATACTTACTTATGAAAATCAAGGGTCAGATGTACTCTCTTATTCGTTCACAGATAGTGCTACGAATACAAGTTCAGATTTATTTTCAGTGGATTTATCTAACGGTAGTTTAGTGTTTACAGATAATTTTCAAAGATGGAGTCCTTTATCCACTATACAAGAATATCAAGTACATAATAAGAAAACTATTGTATATTTTTTTAAAGGACAAAATAATGATATGATACTTAAGAATTTAAGTGTTGTAGAAAAGATTAGTTTTTCAACTGGAACATCATCAGATATAAAAAGAATTACAATATCATTAAAAAGTTATTTATATAAATGGTACAATCAAGATGTATCTAGTATTCAAGTTTTAAAGAATATGCAACCAAAAGAGTTCTTTAAAACTATTTTTAAATTAAAAGACAATGAGGTATACTATGTTACTGGAGTAGACCCTAACAAAGCTATAACAGTTAATAGAATATCTTTAAAGTCTTTTAAAAAGGTCAATGAGTTACTAAAAGCCTATTGTAAACATAGTGCTATTAGATTTACTTTTGATAAATTTGAACGAATAAAAATATTTACTGATTATTTTATAGATAATTTACAAGCAGATGACCATTTTAGCACTAATATAAGTGATATTATGGTAAATGATGATAATAAACTAATATTTAACACAGTTAAAGGAGATATTTACTCTAATTTACCTATGTATAATTTTGATGATTTAGATAGGTGTTATGTCAATTTTAAAAAGAAAATACCTAATGCTTTTATGTCAAATGAAATGCTAGGATTTAGTGGACAGACTTATTATCCTTTAGAGATAACAATACCTAACAATGATTTATTTATAAGTAGTGCAATAGGAGATTATGTACTTGCTAAATGTACTTTTGCACCTTATACAGAGTTTTATGGTAAAGTTATTGTTAAAGAAGCACCTAATAAAGTTAAATTAACATTCTTTGCTTGGGATAAAGATTATAGACTACTTGTTCAAGGAAAAGAAAAGTATATCAATAACTTATTAAATACTGTATCTAAACCTATGGATTTATATTATGTTAGATTTGAATTACCTGATATATTTAGATTTAATAGAAATATAGGGGGACAATCAAGAGAGTTTGCACTAGATTATCCTATATTACCAAAAGTAGATGGAGAGCCTATATATAGAGAAACAATAGATATTACTTTTGGTAGTGCTAGTAATCTTAAAGTAGGTAGTTATAGTGGTACAGTAGAAGATGTAAATAAAATATTTGGAGTATGGGATAATCAAAATTTACTCTATAATATGGAATATGCACAATCCCACAGTTCTACTACATATCCACCTATATATATGTTGTCTAATCATATTACAGAAAAGAAATTTGAAGAAGGTTGGGTAGCTGAATATACTACTTTTGATAACTCTGATATTCAATTAACAGTAGAAGAAAACTTAAATAGTGATAAAAATATAGATGCTACTCTTATATTGATAAACACAAGAAATATACCTAAAAATCAACTCTTTATAGACCAAGAATTAGATAGAAAAGGAAATCAATTTCTAAGAGTATCTGATATTAGTTTATATCATATAGGGGATGTATTAATAGTAAACAAACCTGAAGATAATCCTACACAACAAGAATTAGAAGAGTACAATAATACTTTAAAAGGTATTAGATGGACAATTAAAGGTAAATATGCAGAAACTGTTGGTGGACAAACTCATTATTATATCCTAGTGGATAGTCCTTTTGCTAAAAGAAATTATGGTAAGAAATACAAGTTTACTAAGTTTCCTAATGAAAGTGTTGTATTTTTACAAGAATTATATATTAAAGGTAATCCTATTATACAACATAAGCAATCTTTCGTAGGAGTATCTAGTGATAGAACTAAAACAGGAGAAAGTTCAAAATCTTTATATGAAGAACAAAAGTATGATTTAGGTAGTCAAGGATTATTAGAAAAAACAGAGATAGAAAAGTTATTAGGTTATATACTTAATAATTATAATGCAACTTCTAATGAGACTACGAAGTATAAACTTCCTTTAAAACTCTTTAATGCTTTACATATAGAACCCTTAGATATTCTAACTATTGATGACCCTGTATTCACTAACATAAATAGAGATACTTATAAATGGATAGTATTATCAGTTAAGATTAGTTCAGACACTAATAATGTAGAATTAGACTGTTTAAATATAAATAAAAAGAATACTAAACCTTATTCCTTAGATATTAAGAATGTACTTGAATATAAACCTATTGAAATACCTAAATATTCAAATACAGGTACTGAAAATTTAGGTAATGGGCAATCTGATTCAATAAAAGATGATGATGTTGGTCAAGTATGGGTGGCTAAGATTGATGAAAAGGAATTTTCTGCAATAGTAGAAAAATATAATAATGGTTATATCTGGTTTAAAGGGTTTGATGGTACTAAACAAGCTGAATATAAGGATAAATTATTTGGTAAGGGTATAGAATTTGTAGTAGACATTAACGGAGAGATGATATTAGTAAATTCTGACTTACAATATCGTGCTATGATAAGAAAAAGACAAATGTATGCTACAAACTATAATGAAATATTGGCAGGTCAAAAAGTAAAATTTTTAGCCATAACAATACATACAGATGTAGATGGTACATTATATGGAAGAAGAATACATATAGGAGATAATAAAAACTATTTCCACTACGATATGATAAACGGAGCTACTTTTAGAGGTAATTTCCAAGTAGGAGAAGCTAATAAAACAGCTGATAATGACCTTTATAATGCTTTACAAAACAATAGAGTATTTAGAGATAGCAGTAAACCTATAAATAGTGCTACTGTTAGACTTAAAAAAGGGGATATTTGGTATGATACAGCTAATGGTAATAGACCTTATGTCTATGATGGTACAAATTGGGTATCTACCAGAGATGGTAGTTTAGAAAATAATTTAGAATTTTCTAAAATAATATACTCTAATGAACCTCAAGTTATAGGTATTCAAGACAATGACTTTTGGGTAGACACAGATGACAATAATAATATATATATAAGAAAAAATAATACTTGGGTGTCTTTTTATACTGCACCTACTTTTGCTAAGACAGGACAAAAAGTATTTCATCAAACAGATGAACCTGTGTCAGATTTTAATTATCAATTAAAAGAAGGGGATATATGGTTTAACCCTGACACAGGATTAATCAGAAAATCATTTAGACATAATAGATGGGAAGATTTAAGAGAACCCTATATTATATCTACATTAAATGGAAGATATATGTTTATAGGTGCTAATACACCTACTGTATGGAGAAACAAAGATATTTTTATAAATGTTATAGATAAACATACTTATATAAATAATAATGGAAATAGTGAAATTTTAGGTAATAATGTATTAGAAGTTGAAAACAATAATAAAATTCATTTTGTAGATAGTTATCCAAAAGGTACTGCAAAAACTGGGGATTTATGGGTAGACATAGACAACAATTACATTATTTATTTCTATCATAACGGAAATTGGGATAGCCAGTTTAATAATATTAATTCTTATGTTCAAGATAGTATTAACATATCTAAATCTTTAAATAAATATGTATCTGATACTATTACTAATATAGAAAACATAGGAGGAGATAATAAAATTACTCCTATGGAAAAACAATCTTTGAAAAAAGAAGTAGAGATATTAAAAGCTAATCATTCTATTTTAAAAAATAAAGCTGATGTATTTCCTGAATTAAATCCTAGAATGACAATATTAGATACTTTACAACAAAAGGTAATAGATTTTTGTAATCCGTTATTAGCTGATATGAATATTACATCTGCTGTTGTTTCAGATGAATTTAGAAAAGTATTTGTAAAATACTATGAAAAATATAATGATTTATTAACTGAAATTATACAAAAATCTTCAGATAAAGCAAAAGATGAAGCTATAAAAGATGTAAAATCCAGAATAGATAGCATAAAAAAATTGGTAGACGAAACTTTAGGTAAACAAACAGATGGTAAAATACAATCTTGGTATCAACCTAATGACCCTGCTACAAATTGGACGACACAACAGGGTCAACAAGCACATACTGGGGATTTATGGTATAAGTCTGATGATAATACTATGTGGAGATGGAATGGTACACAATGGAAACCAATTCAATCCACAGCAGAAGATAGTGTAGCTCGTAGACTAGCAGAAAAAAAATCTACAATATTCATAGATAACCCCATTGTTCCTTATAAAAGAGGAGATTTTTTAACCAAGGATAAACAACTTTATATATGTACACAAGATAGACAAGTAGGGGATATTTATCATCCAGAAGATTGGGTATTAGCAACAAATTATACAGATGATACCTTAGCAAATAGGGTAAATGATAGAGTTGATAATGGGGATATTACGCTTAATGGCAGAACAGTAGTTAATGGAGATTTTAGAGTAAGAGGACAAAATATAGAAATAACTGGAGATACAAGAATAAATGGATTATTACAATTATTTGGTGGGCAAGGATTTATTCTATATAATGGTAGTACAGAATCAACCTCTAATAGAAGAATAATTTTACAAAATGGAGTAATCTACATACAAGCCAGAAGCAACTAATAAGAAGCAACTAACCTCAATTCCTAAATGAAGTATATTCAATAGCACCAATAACATAAATAAATAAAGAGAAGAGATGTAACCTTACATCTCTTTTTATATAAAGGGTAATAATAACATAAAACTCTTATAAAATCACATTGAATAAAACTGACCCTCTCACACCTCGTATAACGCGTTTTAAATGACATAGGTATATAATTATATGGCTAACATTTTAGAGGCACTTTAAAACGCCTCTAATCGCTTCATTTTTATATTGGTATATAAAGAGAAAGTAGGTATCAAAAAGATACCAATGGTATAATTATGAGTAGAGTAGGATAAGAGGAAAATTAATAAATAAGTATTGACATAATAAAATAGATATGATATAATAAGATATCAAATATAAAGGAGAGTGATAATATGAGAGATATAAAGATAATAAACATTATAGATGATTTTAGTTTTGAAGAAATAATTAACCCCGTAAGAGTAGAAAATAGTAATTATATGTTATTATTAGATATTCAAGGAGATAAAAACACCAAAACTATAATATTAAATGAACCTAAGTATAAAGTAACTATGAATGATGAGGATATAGTATTATTAGATGGTAAGAAGAAAATGTCAATAATAAATACTGTGAACTTAATATATAATGTATTATTAGAGTTTAAATTAGGTAAATATAATGGAGGAAACTCTCCTCAAAATAAGAATCTATTAATAATAATAGACGAACCTAATGCAAGTGTAGATATTAGTATAAGAGAGTGGTTATAGTGGTAAAGAAAAAGAATACACAATAAGATAGAAAGAAAAGTATTTAGATTGGGAGGAATAGATGTTACTTTTAATTTTAATTTTGGCAGTAACAGATGAGTAAAATAAATATAATTAGTAGGAGGTATTTATGGAAAAGATAACATTACAAACACAAAAGGTATTTAATGGAAAATATGCTTTTACACTAGAAGTAAATTTTGATAGTGTAGAACAAGAGGAAGATATAATATATTATGTTAAAACAGATAAATATGCTGTATATAATTTTAATAATAGTTGGTATATCTTAGATAAAACAACTCATATTAAATATTTAGAAAGTCAATTATTGAATAAAATACAATTAAAAGAATTAACAAATTTGATTAAACAAATTAATAAGGAATTAAATTATAATAGAGTAAAAGGACAAGAATATTACTATATAGATTCTGACCTAACAATAAAAAAGAGTACAGAAATGTTTTATAGTATAGATAATAATTCTTACAAATTAGGTAATTATTTTATAGATAAGAAAAAAGCAGAAGAAATAGCACTTAAATTAAAAGAATTTTGGAAGGGTGTCAAAGAAGAAGAGAAAGAAAATAATTATATATTTAGATTAAGTTCAAATATAAAACAAATAAATAATATATCATATAATATTCAAGGTAAATTGTTAGATAAGATATTGAAGATATGTAGAATAGCAGATAAAAGATTAATAGAATTTATTATATATAAAGGATGTATAAACCAAGAGAAAGGTGTAGAAATTAAGTTTAGTCAAAAAATAGAACTAAAAGGTATTAAAGATATAGAATATGTAGATATAGGAGAAAATTATGTTTATGCTTGGGTATCTACTCTAAGTAAATATCAGTTATTAAATATATAAGAAAGGAGTAATTATGATTAAAAAGATAAGATTAGTAGTAAGTGATAGAGTTCATAATTAGGATATGTCTATTCTTGCAGAAAGACATCAAAAAACAATAAATACTTATTTATCAGTATATCCAAATAGCTATGTAATTAGTAATAATATTACTGAAAATTGTATTGTAACTATGTTGGAATATGAGATTAAATCCTACGATTTATTTTTGTATAATAAAAAGATAGTAAAAACATCAGAACAGGACTCGTTACAATACCCTTATTTAGAATATATACATAGTGACAGTATAACTGCATATATTAAAGAGATGAAAGAGATAGTAGATATAACTACAAGACTTGTAGTTGAAGGTCAAACTAGAAGTTTATACACTACAATATATTATAAATAAAATAAAAAAAGGAATATGAAAAAATAACTTGACATATTTCTTTTTTAATGCTATAATAGGTTATAAAGTTAGAGAACTACAACTCTCTTAGGTACTTTATAAGAACATTGGAAAGAGTGAATATCCGATTTATCTTGTAGACAATTAGGAGCTACCATACAATCAGAGTAGAATATGAGTAATAGGAAACTATTGAGAGTTATACAGAATGAGAGTATGAAAGAGATAGCATATATTTGAGTGATAACGAAAATAAGAGTACAGAAACTGAACAAAATGTAGGAAATATAGACAAAAATAGTGAAAGGGGAATATGGAAATGAGTAAAATGAGAGGAAGATATATGAAAGAGGAGAAAATAGTGGAGGATATTTTATATGTGTGTATAATAAGAGGGGTCAGCAGGTCGAGGCGAGGACTTCACCCCTCTTTTTTCATTAGTAATAAGATACACTCTATTCCTCCATAATCCATCACTATTATTCTCCCCTCACTAATTATTATCCTTTTTAACAATTCTTCTGTACCCTTATCAACTTTGTAATCATTACAACTATTAGTAATATTTCATTGGTACTATTGACTTTCACTCTCGTTCAAGTATTTTATGATTGAATGCCTATTCAACTATTCTCTCACTATTAATTTTTGCTTGAAATAAAAGTAAAACAATGTATTTTTCTTACTTGCAAATAAGTTAATTATGAGTAATGTGGTACACTATATTAAAATACTAAATTTTGGACACTATAATAGGAAAATTTTGATATTTTTCTCTTATGTAAAGAGTTTCTTGACAAGATAAGAATTGTATGATATAGTTAAATAAAAAAGAGATGATATTATGAAATATACAGTTTATGAAGATAATAAGAGATATATTCAATTAAGAGAGGATATAAAAATAACCTTATAAACACTTATAAAATAGCACTCAATAACTAGCCATTTCTAGCCTATTTCAGAGTGCTATTTTTCTTTTACATACCAATACAAAATAAATTATTGTACAAATAATAAAATATTCACTTGACAATATCTAACTAATATGTTATAATGAATTATGAAAATAAAAATTAATGTACAAAGGAGTGATATTATGAAAAATAAAATAGTAAAACCTTGTGAACCAAAGTTAGAATGTATGACCCTAGATAAGTGGGAAGCATTACAAGAAGAATTAAAAATGTGGAGTTATGACTTAGACACTTGGCAAGATGATATTGTATGTAGTGTACCCACTGAATATGAGGTTATATTAGAACACAAACAAAAAGATGTATGGGTATTACAAGAAAATAGATATAAGTATGATGATGAGGACGAGTGGTACTTGGAAATTCTTGTAGATATTGATACTGAAAATGAATGTGTATATGTTTATGAAGCCTATTTAAAACAAGTAAGAAAATAAAGGAGGTAAAGTGTCAGTAAATTATAACTTAAAAACTCAAATAAAGATAAACTTGGGAAAGCACACTTATAAATTTGATATTGACCTTATGAAGTATAATAACCTGTTAAAAATATTAGATTTTATAGATGAAGAAGGTCAAGAGGTATATTTACATAATATATCACAGAAAACAATGCAAACATATCTAAGAACTTTAGAATTATTGCATAAACAGAATATTCAAGTATATTTTCCATCTAGATATGACTTAGAATTAAAGGATATGAAAATTGAGTTACACTTTTCTAAGTATTATGAAATAGAAGATACAGTATATTATAGAGCTATTGCTTTCTTAGAAGATACAATTTATGTTTTGGTTAAAGCCAATTTAATAAAAATTAATATATCTGAATTAAAAGAAGACATAGATTTTATGCAATTAGTAGAAGATAAATATTATAAAAGGGGATGATATTATGCTAGAAACAACAATATTCTTAAATTTTAATAGAGGGAGATTAAGAATACCTAAACAACAATGTATTATACATACAAAAGGAGAAGAATTAAAATCTATTAAAATTTATAAACAGTATTTAGTTACTGACCATCAAACAAAGAATACCAATATGAAGAAGAGTGAGATTATTAAAGGGAGATTGCAATCAATAGATGTAGTTATATATGATGATAAACAACACACATCTATATCCGCTACCTATAAACCAAAAGAATTAATAATTAATAAACAAAATGTATTACAAGTAGTAGAGGATAAACCTACATTAGCTTATTATACATTTAAAGATTTTGCTTTTGAGGTTGTGGACTTTAATAATAATCCATTAATATTAGTTAAGAATATGAAGTCTTTTGAACCTTATAAGGACAAAGTAAATATACCTTATAAAGAGCTAAGAAAGACTACCAAAAAGAGAATATGACAGAAGTAAAAGGGTTAGATTTAAACTTCATTCTGTTAAATAGTAAACATTCTAGGAAAAGAAAATATAGAGCATTATATTATGCACCTATATATAAAGTATATCTTGAACCTGAAAAAAATGTATATCACTTTCTATTAATGAATGGAAAGCTATTATTAGTATCTAAGACACATATATTAATAACTTTTTATAATCTTAATCAAAAGAAAATAGAGGATAGATATGTATTAACAGATGAAGAAAGACAATCTAAAAGATATATAGAATTAATAACTAATATTAATAAATTATATGGTAAAAGAGTAAAAAAGAAGTAATATATGATATACAGAGTGTCTACTTTTGACACTCTTTTGTTATCTAAGGAGGATAGTATGTATGAAATAGCGATATATACAGTAGAACAACCACAAATGAAAGAAAACTTAACAATAATAGGTAAAAGACATCTAGTACCTGATATCGAATGTTATCTATCTTTATGGCAAATAGATACATTTAATAGAGAGGAATTAGACAATGATACCAATATTGTTAGATATATTATATTAACAAAAGGAGAACAAAATGCAAATAGTTAAAAGAAATGGAGAATTACAGGAATTTAATCCTGAAAAGATTGAAAAGGTAATTAGTAAAGCATTATCTGAAACAAAAGAACAAGGTAATGCTAAGGAATTATCTGAAATCGTTTGTAAAGCGATTAGAGAGGGAATGACAGTGGAGCAGATACAAGACCTAGTATTTGATACCTTAGTGAAAAATAACCTCGTAATCACTGCGAGAGAGTTTGAGAGATACAGAACAAGAAGAACTGTATTAAGAGAACAGAAGTTAGAAAAGACTTATGCAGATATGGATAAAATATTAAAACAAGGTAGTGATGAAAATTCTAATAAAGATTCTCAATTACTTAATGTAAAAAGAGATTTACTTGCAGGGGAGTTTTACAGAAATAGATTGTTACAGATATTGCCTAAACATTTAGCCAAAGCACATAGTATGAAAATTATTCATATCCATGATTCTGACTTTGACACAAGAAGCACTAACTGTTCTATACCTAATGTAAAGGATATGCTAGAAAATGGATTTAAAAATTCCAATGCCTATATTGGTACACCTAAATCTGTTCAAGTTGCTAGTACAGTTCTTATGCAAATAGTATTTAGTGTATCTAATTCACAATACGGTAAATAGTATTGCCGTAGTAAAACACCACTAACCTAAGTAAAAAGGGTGTAATTAATTTTAAAATTAATTGCTATCGGTTTTCCTCCGAGAAATTGGATAGAGTATTGGTAACAATATGAGAAATGTAAGTGAGCCTAAACCTAAGTCTAGTAATAGGATATGGCAAGGTAATACCGAGAAATTGTTATTTTATCAACTACAATATATATAAATTAAAAAGGGGTTGATAGAAATTAATAGAGAAATAGTTTTTGATAATATTTTGTTTAAAGAAACTGAGTATGAAAATTACTTTGTATCTAAGTGTGGAAAAATAATATCTATAAAAATCAAAGGTGGTAATGGAAGAACAGATATAAAAAATCCTCGTTATCATTCTTTAAAGATAGATAAAGATGGTTACTATGAAGTGTGTATTTCTATGATAATAAATGGAGTACATAAGAGAATTTATAAAAGACTTCATAGATTAGTGTATGAAACTTGGGTAGGTAAATTAAAAGATACTATTAATCATATTGATGGAAATAAACAAAATAATAATATAAACAATTTAGAAGATATGTCAAGAGAAGAAAATTCAAGAATTGCTAATAAAAGTTTACAACTATTTAAAATTGAAATTCAAGGAATATCTGAAATTATGTATAAATATTTGAATTTTGCTTATGAACTCTGTGATGTAATACCTATACCTAAAAATTGTGAACATAATTATATAAATAAAGGTTGGAAATATAACAAATCTTTAGATAGAAAAATTAGAATATCAAGACTTAAATATATAAAATAACAATTTTGTAACGACTAACTGTGATGAGTGTAACAGAGTACGACAGAGATTAGCACTGTTGGAAAGGTGGTGCATCCTACTATTGTAGGATGAAAATATAGTCTATCCTACAATAGTATATATATATATAATAGCATAGAAATATGCAGTAGGTAGGGTACAAGTATAAGTGATTTCAATGAGTTACTAAGTATATATGCCAAAAAGAATTTTAGAAAGAATTTTATAGAGATTTATAGACTAATACATAATGTATCTAATTCTAGCTTAGATGAGTGTATTTTAGACTTAGAGAATAATTATGATAAGATAGATAGTGGAAATAAAAAGTTAGAAAAGATATATGAAAGAGAGTTCACAGAAGCTAAAAATAAGACAGATAAGGATATATATGATGCTTGTCAAACTTTTGAGTATCAATGTAATTCTCTACAGAATGCCAATCAAGTTCCATTCGTAACTATAACTATGGCAATTCCTACCTCTTGGGAAAGTGAAAGAGTTATTAGTAATTATTTTAAAGTTAGACAAAAAGGTTTAACAGATGGCAAAAAAACCACTATTGCAATATTTCCTAAAATTTCTATGTATGTGGTAGATGGTTATAATTTAAAAGAGGGAGATAAATATTACTATTTACTTAAAGAAGCAAGTAAATGTATAGCACAAACATACTACCCTGATTTACTAATGTACTCAAAATCTGATTATGACAATAACAAATATTATGCTAGAATGGGTTAGAAACACATAAAATTATAGCTCATTTAAAACCTTGTGAACCTAGAAATCTAGGGTGTGAGAGTAACTTTTGGTTAAGTAGGAAATGACTTATTAATACTCTTGCTAATAGGGGAGGTCTTATACTTGAAACTCTACAAGTATAAGAATAATCACTATGCTAAATTTTGAGAAATCAAATAAATGTAAACAGACTACCGAACAGATAACTAATTTAGGAATTAGGGAATAACTAAGTAGGGTACTTATTAAGTGAAACTCTTAATAAGGAAGTGCAAGGCAACTATAACCTTATTTATAGTTGAAGATATAGTCGGCTACCTATTAATTTAGGTTGTGTGTAGAAGTAGAGTAAATCATGAATATAAAGAGAATGGAGAGTATGTAAAATATGGTAGAGCAAACTTTGGAGTAACTACTTTAAACTTACCTCATCTATGCTTAGAAACTTTAAAAGAAAAAGGAGATATAAATACTTTATTAAATAAGATAGATAATGTTAGTCAAACTTTAATGAAAGATGCTTTTATATTTAGATTTAATCAGGTAAAAACCTTAAAGCCAAAAGAAGTACCAATACTATTTATGAATGGTGGATTGGCAAGATTAAAACCTAATGATGATATAGAACCATTATTAAGAAGTGATAGATTTAGTTTATCTTATGGATATTTAGGTATAGATGACTGTGTTAGAATGCTAACAAATAATGAAGAAAATATATCCACAGATAAAGGATATGGATTAGGTATGCAAATAATGAATTGTTTAGTAAAAAATGTAGAGGAACTTAAAAAAGACCTCAACTTACCAATTAGTTTGTATTCTACACCAAGTGAAGCATCCATAAGTACATTCTTTGAAAAAGATAAAGAACAGTTTGCTGATATAATGCCTGATTGGTTACTAAAAAGAGAATATTATACAAATAGCTTTCATTTTTCAAGTGAATTGCCAATAGACCCTTTTGATAAAATAAGAGTTGAAAGTAAATTTACTCAATTAGCCAATGGTGGAAATATTAGTTATGTAGAGAATGGAGGTAAAATACACAATTATAAAGCTATTATAGAATTAATACAATATGCTTATAAGTGTGGAACTCAATATTTTGCTATTAATACAATAAGCGATGTATGTTATAAATGTGGATATGTAGGAGAAATGAATTATGATTTGAATAGACATCAATATACTTGTCCTAATTGTGGAAATATAGATGGAACTACAATGAAAGTTCAAAGAAGGAGCTGTGGATATATTTCTAACTATAATATAACAAAAGCAGTTAAAGGTAGAATGAAAGAAATAACAAATAGATTTGTTCATACAAATATAATGAAATAAAATTTTCTCTTGACAAACTATAAAATTAATGCTATAATATGTGTATAAAATAAATGACCTTGTGAGAGGCTGTTTAAAGCATTTTAAAAGACATAGGTATACAATTAATCATCTAATCTTTTAAAACCGTTTTTAAGGCTATCTCACAGGCTCAAAATTATAAGGGGTTGATTTTGTGGTTAAAGTAAAAAATAAAAATGAAACAAATAAAAATATTTTTGGTAAAGAGGATATCAGAATTAATTACCACGATAATGTAAATTTTCATTTTTGGGAAACAGAAGATAAAAAAGGTTATTATGCTTGTGTAGATGAAATAATTAATAAAGAAGTAGTAAATATGTCAGATAATTGTGGTAAGAATACATGTAAAATAATACAGAAATTATTTCATAGTAATATAATACCTTTACATTGGCAATACTTTGCTGAGGATAGATTTAGTGTATATTTCTTTACGAAAGATACTTATGTGACACCTTATGTGACTCTTTCAGAAATTAGAATTTCAGATTTTGATGATACTATTGAATTAATTGTTATATCTGGAATTAATAAATACACTTTAAAAACAGATGTTAAACAACTAATGAAATGTAGTAAAATAGAAACACATACAATAGTTAAATTAAGAGAGAAGGGATTGATAATATGATTAGTAAAGTAAATGTACAGAAATATGATGTATTAGGTAGACATTTTAATTTTAAAATACATAGTAAAAGTAGAAAAAATCATAAAAATTTATTTAAAATATTAGATAAGTTTGATTTTACTGAATGTAATGAACAATATGCCAAAAATGTTTTGGAAGTAATAGAAATGCTTTTTAGAGATGAAGAGTACTTAGGAGTATCTAATATTTATGTGAATTATGAAAACAATATAAATATTGAATTTAAAGATGTTATGAAAACAACGGATTTATATGCTATATTAGATATTACAGGATTAAGTATTAGTGTAACAGATAAGATAACATTTACTTATTGGGTATCTTCAACAGATAAATGGGCTGAACATAAGTCTTATGAAATATCTTTAGAAGAACTAACAAAGTATTTTACTATTACTACAAGCATTTATGGACATTTTAGAAAAGAAATATAGGAGGTAATTATGCAAATTTTTATTTTAGTATTGGTATTTTTGGTAGTAATTATGATTGTTGGAAGAGTTATTTTAAATAAGAGAGATAAGAAAAAGGAACAACCAAAACCTGAAAAGAGTAGAGAAGAATTAGCAAAAGAAGAATTTGAAGATAGAATTAAAACTCTTGCTGATAACAAGATTAAAGGTGTTCCTATGGCTACTATTTTTTGGTATAAAGAAAATGTGAATAACTTTATAAATTATGTTATGAGAGAATACAATTTAACAAGAGAACATATAGCCATAGAAGAGTTACAAGACTTTACAAAGGTAGGTGTATTTTGGAAATTATAATTAGTGCAATAGTATTTATAATTGTTATAGGAGTATGGGCATTGAATATTATAACTCTTATTACTTTTATCTTATGGTTCTTAAATCTATTAGGTATATTTACTATAAATAGAATAGGAACAATATTGTTAATAGAGATAGGAGTATGGTTTATATTCTTTATAGTAATGTTCTATGCTGGAATGAAAGGTTGGTTACCTAAGAAGAAATAATCCCTATTCCCTTAGAGGATATACCCCATTACCCTTTACCCCTATTCCCTTTTTTAGATTTTCAAAATTTGAAATTTCAGAAATTGAAAAATAGAGATGTAGAGTATATGAGGTATGAAAGAGAATTAAATATAGTAGTTAAGTTACAACCTTAAAATAGTGTGAGTAAAATCACACTATTTTACTATATTATGTGAGTATACTCACATTTTTTAAATAATTAAAAGGATATGATAATATGAGAATTGCTAGTATTGTAGATAATGATAGTATTAATAGTTTAACTGGGTTCACAACATCAGTATACTTTCAGGGGTGTCTCTCCATTATTGCGAACATTGTTACAGTAAACAGACTTGGGATATAAATGGTGGACAAGAAATATATTATGAAGATATATGGCATATAATAGAAAATTCTAAATGTAAGAATGTATCCATAATTGGAGGAGATGTATTTCACCCTAAAAATAGACAAATAGGAATAAATCTTATATATACAATAAAACAAAATACGAACAAAACAGTATATGTATGGACAGGCTACTCAAAAGAAGAAGTGGAACAATGGATAGATATATCAATGATTGATTTTTTAATCACAGATAAATTTGAAGTAGAGAATAAGAACTTAAAGATATTATTGAGAGGTAGCACTAATCAAAGAATATTTTGTAATGGAGTACAAAAGACAGATAAAGAGATACTAGAAATGTTAAATGATTAAAACAAAAAGGACATCTAATTAATAGGTGTCCTTTTCATATTCATTTATTTTTGAAAGGAGGTTCAAAATAATGAAAACAAGAAATTTTAGATACTTGACAGTTAAAGAAGTCAAGCTATTTATATAATAAACTCTACTGAATTAGAGTTATTATTAAGAGGTTGCTAGGGTACATTTTATTTGTATGTAGAAGAAAGGAGTGTACCCTAGACTTTTGATGTTAAAATGAAATTTTGTTTAACATTATAAAAAGGAAATAATAGTAATTAATATAAGATATTTAGTATCACGACTAATGAAAATGCCTCGACCAAAGTTAAGATTTAGCCTCGACCATCGCGACCTCACGAGCCTCGACCTCGCTGGGCTTTTTCCAAGCTATATGAGGACGGGAGGGTCCCCTGTACCAATTTCTGGGTGTTCGCATTTAAGATAGTCTGTTCTAATTTTGAACTGTTTACTTTTAGAACATTATGTGCTATTTATAAACATTTACAATTTTAGAATAGAATGTTTGATTTTTTGAATGAATGCTTTTAAAAGAAAGCAACTTCTAAAATCTTAAATGCTTGATACTGATTATAATTAAATTAAAAGCAACTTTAATTATAATGTATCTTATTTAATTGCTAAAGTTCAGGTCTTAAAAGGTTGCTATCTTTTAAGTCAAAAACATTATAGCATACTATTTAAAAAATTGCAAGAAATTTTTATAAATTTTTAAAATAATTTTGTAATGCTGGTAAATGTTGGAATTTAAAAGAGGTAAAAAGAAAATGCTATACTATTATATATTATATGTGATTTTTGAGTTGATGCTGTAACAATAGAATTTATGAATAGTTAAGATGTATTTTAAAAATTATGAATATTTTTAAAAATTTTTATTGACATATTTTTTATTGTATGATATAATAAGGCAACGAAATTAAAAAGGAGTGATTTATAGTGAAGACATTAATAGATTTACAAGAGATAATGTTAAAAAACAATTTGGTCATAAAAGCTTTATCTAAAAAGTATCAAACAGATAGTTTTATAGTAAGCATCAAAAACAATAAATTCTCTAGTATAGCTGGTTGGGAATGGCTAACAGATGAAAGAAAAAAACTTATAGTATTTAGCAGTTTAGAAGAAATTATTAAATATTTTCAAAATTAAAAGGAGAAATATTATGAAAATAAAAAATATTAAAATGAAAGAAAATATCATAGTTTTGAAAGATAAAAGATTTAAAATAGTATCTAACTTAGGAGCAGTTAAAAAGCTTATAAGAAATTTTAAAAACTATTGTTATCAAAATTCAATTTTAAACATCACAGAGAATCAAAACAATTTAGAATTTAAAGTTTTTAGTGATAAACTAAAAACTAATATAATTCACTTTAATTGTGATGTTGTAGAATTATAAAATAATAATTGACATTCTTAAAAGAAAATGTTATAATTAACTATCTTAAATATTTTAAAAGGAGGCTTGAGGTTATGCAAGTTTATAATTATGAATTTAAAGGTTATACTTTTAAAGCAGGAACAATAGGAATAAAGATTAAATTAATATATAAATTAGATATAAAAGTATGAAAATATTAAAAGATATATTTGAAAATACAGATATAACTTATTTGAATAAATTAATTATATCTTTTAATGAAGAATTAAAAAGATTAGAAATTTTATACAGTATAGATGGAATTTTACATTGTATAAATGATAGAATTAAATACATATATAAATATATTTAGGAGGCAGAAAATGAAAGTAATTAAGAATTATAAATTAAATTACTACAATATTGATGTTGTAGAAGTACACGGCGAAACTATACATTATAATTTAATGTTTAAAAGTAATATTATAGGTTTTTTAGATGGAAATAAAAAAGAAATTAAAAACTGGTATAGTCTTATGAAAGATTATACATTAAAAGAATGTTTAAACATTTTAGATGAATGTTTAAACTTAGAAAAGCAAGGTAATTGCATTTCTATGAATTATTATAGTGGAAATTTTGGAATAATTATAGATAATAATGATGAACAATTTAATATAATAAAGTGTATAAAACACTTTTAAAAGCTATTTAAGACTACTAAAATTAGTAGTCTTTTTTTGTTGCTGGAACTGGGAATAGGTTATAAAAGCCTGATAATTTTTATTATAATTTAAAAGGCTTTTAACAAGATTTATACAAGTTATGTATATAATTATATAGTTTACACTATAAAATGCTTTTAAAAGTTATCTGATAGCTTTAAAAGTGCAATTATAGAATTTTAGTTTATTAGATTAATTAAAAAGTTGGAGATAATTACATCTATAAAAATATTTTGATGCTGTAAAGCTAAGTAAAGTGGTTCATTCTGGAGAAATTACAAAATTTTTATAAAAAGTGTATTGACATTTTTTAAGAAGTGTGATACTATATAGACACTTAGAAAAACAGATAGCAAAAAGAAATTTATAAAATCTTTAAAAAAAAAGATTGACATAAATTTTAAAAGATGCTATAATGATTTTGTAAGTAAAGGACATTAAAAATTACATATTTTAAAAATTTGAAGGAGGAGAATTATGAAAGATTTTGCAAGAGTTATAGATGATTTTGGTGTTAAAAATCAATATGTCATAGCAACAGAAAAAGGAGTTGTTTTTCAATCATATAACTCTATAATAGCAGTAATAGAGTATGGAAAATTGGTTTATATAGGAGCTAACTACCAAGCTTCTAAGACTACGGGAAAATATAGAAATAAATTTTTTAAGAGTTATGTATCTTACTTAGCAGATTTAAAAAATTTAGACAAGTTTATATCTGAAAAAATGGTATATAGCCAAGATTTGCAAGGTTATGTACTAAAAGATTAAGAAAATTCACTAGTTTCATAAAATTTTAAAAAGTTTTATGCAACTAGTGAAAAATATATTGACATTTTTAAAAATTTATAGTACGATAAAGTATCTTAAAAATTATGGAGGTCTAAAAATGGAAAGAAAAGCAGAAATCTTGCTAGATTTAACAAGAGAAGTAAATAGTTATAATGGATGTTTTGAGGATTTAACCTATACTTTTAAAGATTTAGAAGAATTAATAGAAGTATCAGGAAAATCAGGAGTTGAATTAATTAGAGCAACTTTTTTGGGGACATAAGAAATTGGTTAGATGACTATTTTTACATAGATAGTTATGGAAATTTCTCAAGTTGTTCTGAGAAGACATTTGAAAGAGAAATTTTAAACTGTAAAGATGAAATCATAGACGAATTTCTTGAGATTTTTGGAGATAGTTTGAAAAACTATCAAAAAGAATGGTTGGAAGAATTGGGAGTTGATTTGAATGCTTAAAAGAAATTATATATCTTTAGAAAAAAATTTAAAAGATTATAAAAGATATACAAACTTGCTAGGTTCAGATATAGCAAATTTAAAGATAGAATCAGGAAAATGGATTTATATAATTAATTTTGAAGAAGATGGAACTTATAAAGTATATACTACAAAAGATTATACTGAGAAAGAAATTCCATCACATTACACAAAATTATATGAATTTAAAAATTCTATAAAATTAATAGATGATGATGATTTTATAGACTTCGAAGCTGGAATTATTGAAGTGTATAAAGCTGGATTTTCTGTATTTGTAAATTTAAAAGGTAATTAAAATGCAGAAATTGAAATTAAAAACCATAATAATTATAGTATACATAATTCTTTTATGTATACTAAACATATGGTTTAGTGAATGGTTAAGAGGTTTGTTTTTACCAAGTGCTTTTGCACTGGTATTAATAGTTAATAAATTATAGTGTTTACCTTTTTACCTGTTACCCTTTACTAATATAGGTAAATTGGTATTTTGAGAGTTGGAAAATTGGTAAACACAGATATAAAAATTATAGGAGGATATGAATTATGAAAAAAGTTGAATTAGTTGGACTTGCTGGGATTTTAAATAATAGAGGTTTAAAAAATACAAAAAGAATTTTAAATAATTATCTTTATTTTTTGGCAGAAAATAAGGTAGAAGTATTAGACATAAATACTTTTAGTGGACATATTAACATACAGTATAAGGCCAAAACAGGCAAAAAACTTATAATCTGTATTTAGATAACACTTTCTTAAAGAGTAATAAGACACTTGCGGAAGTATACTCTATAAATTAATTAATGCTGGAGGTGGAACGGTGGGAAAATATAAATATACATTAATGTTTGTATATATATAATTAGTTGTAGTATTATAATAAAATTTATATAAAAGATTTAAGACATCCATAATTGTTTTGGGTGTCTTTTTTAATTGGTGCAGGAAAAGAGTTATAATATAAATTTAAAAGTTATAGGATAGTGTTATTTACTGTTTTAAGATGTTAGCTTATAATTTATATATTTAATATAATATAACTCTTTAAAACATACTCTAATAGCTTTAAAATAGATTTAAGATATATAAGTTATAATTAAAGTTGTTACTGATGCTAGAACATAACAAGTTTATAAAATTAATAGTATAGTTATAGATGTAATTTCTATTTTAAATAGTTTAGAGGCTGGAATTTAAAGTTTTATACAGTTAATATATAAATTATATAGGTTATATGATAGAACTTGTTAAAATAGGTTATAAGGCTTTTAAAAGGTTCATTCTGGGAAAGAATGAGTTTATAGGTGCTGGAAGAGATAAAGAGTTAAATTAAATGCTGGAACTAGAAAAGTGTATATTGTGTAGTATAATTATTATATTAGTGTAGAATATATGAAAGATGTAACTGATGTATTTATTAGTAGTTGAACACTAATTAATATATTAAATATAGGTACATTCAGGAGTTTTATATAGTGAGGAGCTGGAAGGACTACGAGCCTCGACGCTTTTATATATATATATATATAGGGAATAAAATTATTTAAAATAATTATTATTGATACAAGTTGAATAATTTATTATTAATTATAAAAAATAATTTTTATTAAAAGTAATAATTATTAGTAGAAGTGGAGTAATTTTTATGATGCTGAGATAGGCTAAAATAGAGAAGTTAAAGAGGATATCTATTTAAAAGGCTTGTGAGGTACTTTTTAAGAGTTTTAAATATAAGGTATATAATTATATAGCTTGTTTATTTAAAGTTAAAAATAGAGGTATTGGATAGGTTGGAGTTTTTAAATACAGGTAAATTATAAATTAGAGTAGAATTTTAAAGAGTTATAATTTAAGATGTTAGAATTTTTTAAAAGTTGCAGATAAATTATATAATTTTATAGTAAAGTGTTATTTTATTAAGAGCAGATACTGGATAAATGGAGAGTTAAAAAATATTTAAAATTATTTTAAAAAAATATTGACATTTTATCTAAAAAGGTGTATATTATAAAAAATGAATGATTTAGTTCATTCATAAATAAAAATTTTGGAGGTTTTAAAGATGTTTATAAACGGGAAAAATTGGACTGTAGAGGATTTAAAAAAGGTGGTAAAAAGCATTAAAAGAAAAATGGTAAAAAATAGTACTTTTTTAAAAAGCTATAAAGAATACAAGTTATATGTTGCGTTATACTCATAAAAATGGAGGTAGAAAATGGACGCATTAGGTATATATGTTGGATTTCTTATAACTTTTTACATATTTTTCATAAAAAAATGGTAGTCTTAGACTATCATTTTTTTTTTATTATTTTATTGAGGATAATTATATTTATTAAAGTAATAGTTATTATTAATTATTTATATGTAATTTATGCAAGAAAAGTAAAAATTTTATTGACATTTAAAAAAAAAAGGTGTATATTATAAAAAATGAATGATTTAGTTCATTCATAAATAAAAATTTTGGAGGTAGAAAATATGAAAAAAGAAGTAAATTACAGAGGTCAAAAAATAGTAATAATTGGGGAGTTGTTAGTTTTAAAAGGTGCAGGTTATAAGACTTGCTTTAGAGTTTTAAGCAAGTTAAATGATTTAGGAGAGTTCATAATTCTCTTAACTCTTTTAAAAAATTTAGATAAAAAGAAACTTAGATTTAATCTAAGTTTCAATAAAAATAAAATCTATATAGATTTTAATGGTGCAGAAGTTTTGAACTTCTATATCAAAAAATTAAATATATAAAACTTTTAAAAGCTAGTATTTACTAGCTTTTATTTTGTTGGAATATTTAAAAAAATTTATATAAATATTGTAAAAATTTTCTTGCAATTATACTAAAAATATAGTATAATTATAGTATGAAATATTAAATTTTTAGGAGGTAAAGTTATATGAAAATCGAAAGCAAATTTTCAATTTTAGAGGTGTTAGAGGATAATTTAATTTTTAAAAATAAGGTTGTAAGTAGGTATAAAAAAGGTATTTACAATTTTAAAATTGTAAATGTTGAGGATATAGAGAGATTAAAAGAATTTTTTAATAAATTCAATAAAAGTAAATATATAAATTTCTATTATGATTTTGAAAATGAAAAAATAGAAATTGAATTGGAAAATGTTAAAAATTCTAAGATTAAAGAAAGTATAGAACTTGAAATCTTAGATATAAATTAAAAATTAAAGCTAGTCTTAAATGACTAGCTTTTTAGTTGGAGTAAAATTTAATATACTAATTTAATCATATATAATTAATACTGGAGAGGTTACAAACTTGCATAAAATTGACATCTAAAAATTAATAGACATTTTAAAGCATTTTATTGACATAATAGATATAATAGCACCAAATAATAAAATAACACTTGTTAAAATAGATTATAGAGGTTCATTGTTGTAATGCTGGTAAAATTGGTAGTTGCTGGTGTTATAATATAGGATTTATGTACTAAAATGGATAAAATAACAGTAGTATACATAGATATATACAAAACTATCAGATAAGGTGTAGAATAATGATACAGGAGATAAAATAGGTTGTAATAGTAGTAAATAGATGAGTATAGAGGATAGTAGGGGAGTAGGTGTATTAAATAAGTACAGATGCTGGAGAAATTGAATAGTTTGATAGATACTTGAATGAGTGAAACGAATGAAAGTCAAATATAATACACAAGGATATGAAAAAATGACATATGAGAGGGGAGTTGTGTGAGGATGGTAGTTATTATTCAGGTGATGGGGATATTGTACGACATTAGTTAAATAGGTGGTGGAGGTGTATTGGTTCTGGTAGGAACTGTACTCTTTCTGAACACAAAGGGAAACCCCTATTCAAGTTTGGTACACTATGCTTTTTCATATTACATTTTATTTTATTAACATACATAAATAATAATTATTACTAATAATATTTATTATCTTTAATTAATAATTATTATTTACATTAATTATTATTTTTTATAGTAGAATAATTTTTTAATTTGCTGGTGCTTAATAAAATAATAATCTTAGTATTTAATTAATTTAATTTTATAATAAATTAATAGTTAATCTTTTTTAGTTTGGCACTTTTAATCTATAATTACTATTATTATTTTAATTATATTATTAATATTTTTATTTTCAGCCAAAAACAAATAGATTAATTATATATATATGTATGTATTTGTATACCTATAAAATTAAATTTAATCTTAAGAATATAATAAGATATTGATTTTATTATATTTATTAATGTATGTTATTTTAAATTTTTAATTTTATTTTCTGCCAAACTAAAAGATTAAATGATATCACTTATAAATTTATGATATAAGTATTTAATTAATTTAATTTTAAGTTTTAAATAATAGATATAAATTTAATAATAGACCAGCACCAGCAAATTAAAAAATTATTCTACTATAAAAAATAATAATTAATGTAAATAATAATTATTAATTAAAGATAATAAAT